TTAAACTTCCAAAAATCCCGCCGCTAAATAGTTCAAGCATTTGAACCTCGCGATTTTAGTTCCCGCCGATCCCTAGCTTGGCCGACAGGCCGACAATCACCAATCCGCAAATAACTACTAGCAGACCCCAGATACCTTTCTTGGCGATCTCAAGTTTTAGCTCGATCCAAAACCTTTCCTGAGCATTCGCGGCCCGGATCATCGACTCGTGGTAGCGACGATGACCATCGAAGTCGATTGACCCATCCGGATTCTTGGCAAACGCGCCCACCATGCCGTGAAGCGTTTTCAGAATCTCACCCAATTTTTCGTCGATCTCATCGTGACTCATGACGCTATCCAAAAACCTTGGTTGACCCGTAATAGATGGAAGTCACTGGAGTGCTGCCGTCATTCGTCAGCGTGACGCTGTTGGCCCCGGTGTTATCAATGTTGATCGACATTTCAACCTCCTCAGACTGCTGTTGATCCCGCCATATCCGGCTGAGTCATCACCCATGCATAGCACCGGTCGAGGAACGTCGCGCCAGCCTTGGATTCAACATCTTCCAGAGGCGTGTGGTATCGCCGAAAGTCAACATCGCGCGTATCGTCGCCGGGATTCGCCGTGCCATATCCAGCAACGTCGATCATCACCATGAACTTTGAGCCGCCTTCCCGCTGGCGAGAAATTGCGGCGGTCACGATGCGAAAGTATGCGCCAGCGAACGGGACGCCGTACTGGGAAGTAGTCAGATCAATCTGGATAGCCATTTTCGTTTCCTCTTAGGCGTAAGTGACTTCGCTAGTTGTCACCGTGGCAACCCAGCGAATATTTGTTGCAGCCGCACCAGTTGCGGTGATTGCCAGACCACCATTTGTTGTGTCGGCAGACAAAGCCAGCGTCCAACCCGGCGTGTTATCAATCGTGGTCGTCGATGAATTGACCAGCACAGTTGTGCCAGCAGAACCTTCTCGACGGATCAGACCTTTAACTTCCCATGCTGCTGATTGCGTGCCACCCGCAGCCTGCTGACGAGCAACGATGGTGCCTGAGAAGGCATAGGCCGAGTTGTTGGGGAGGATTACTTGGTTGTTTGTACTGGCGGCGGCGTCATTAGAAGTAAGAACCGTAGCAGTGGCATCCGTTGTTGCTCTGCGTAGCACGGCAGCGCCTGTTTGAGCATCGCCTAAAGCAGCAAAATAGCCAGAGGCATATGCCATCTTTCCGTAGATCACGGATGTGGAACGATACCCAAAAGCAAAGGAATAATCTGTGGTTGCTGTTACGTTATCCCCTATAGCGCAAGACCCCGAACCAGAGGCGGTTAAACCAAAGTTTCTTCCCCCAATAGCGATTGCCCCTGTGCCTGATGCCGTTGCCCCACCGCCTGCTGAAATGGCTATAGAGCTTGCCGCAGAAGCGTTTGCCAAATAACCAAAAGCAACGCTGTTCGACCCCCTCGCCCCATAGCTACTCGTATTGTTCGCAACCCCCGCAGCAAAGGAACTCGTACCGGAGGCGTAGGAACCTCCAAGGGCCATTGCGCCAGCGCCGGTGACTGCTTGGGCACGGTTCCCCCCTGAGTTGTAACCAATCGCGGTTGCATAACTACTCGAAGCAGTACCGCCAATCGCTAGGCTGTAAGTTCCGCTGGCCGTCGAAAAATAGCCCAGCGCATTTGCGGCCGTATTGCTGGCAGTATTCAAATACCCCGCAGCAAACGAGAATTGCCCCGATGCCGTGACGTTTGAGCCAATCGCAACAGAGCGATCCCCCGTCGCTACTGGCCGGTTGCCGTTTTGAGCCGAATTGTCGGCATACAAGCGCAGCTTGCTGCGATTGACGTTCCAGTTCGTTCCATCACAAACAATCTGGACGCCTTCGCCAACGTACAAAACCATTGTTGTTTTGAGATCAATGGTCTCTGCCCCAGCGGGATCAATGGTGACAGCATCCGTGGCTGTAGTGCTGGTGTTCCACACCCAGCAGTTAAATCCCGAACCCAGCGTTGCAGCCGCCGTCAAAGACACCGTGAACGTGCCAGAAGTACAGTTGATGATCGTCCCAAGATCACCTGCTACAACGGTATAAGCACCGGTTTTGTTTTGGATTGTGAGGGCTGAAGCGCCACCGCTTTGATCGACCCAATCATAGTCAGTACCGCTCCACGAAAGAACTTGATTGCTTGTTGCCGTGGATGTGTTTAGATGGGCATCAACATCTGCATCAGAATAGCTGGTGTAACCGCTTGGATTGGAACTTGGATAAGCCCCGAGGTTCGTGAGCGCGGTCGCAGCATCAGTTGCTCCGGTTCCGCCATTTGCCACCGCAAGAGTTCCAGCAAGGGTAATTGTCCCGCTGCTGGTAACCGGACCACCGGACGTTGTGAGTCCAGTTGTTCCCCCGCTAACATCAACGCTCGTGACCGTTCCTGTGCCACCAGCAGTTGACCATACAAACCCGCCGCCGCTTGACCACTTGAGATAGGTGTCATCAACAGTCGGCGCAATTGCAAAGGTAGTCGCCCCCGATCCTGTTTGGTACGGGATTTGATTGGCTGCGCCAGCGGCAAGATTGGTCGCGGTGGTCGCAGAAGTAGCGGTAGTCGCAGACGTTGCACTGGTCGCAGATGTAGCGGTGGCAGCATTGCCGGTGATCGAGATGCCCCACGTTCCGCTGGCATTCGTGCCGGTAGTGCTAGGCGCTCCAACGGTGTTGTAGCTGATCGTCCTAGCGGTGCTGCCGTTGAATGTTGTGCCAGATGCCGCTCCGGTTCCGCTGTTATCAAACGTGGCTGATGCCGTTGTTGCACTAGCAGTTGTCGCGGTGGTTGCATTTCCACTCAAATCAGCGGTGATCGTCCCAGCAGCAAAATTTCCTGATGCGTCACGCGCCACAACTGTGCTTGCAGTATTCGCTGAGTCCGCATCGACTGCCAGCGTTCCGCTGGTGGTAATCGTCCCGCCTGTCAGGTATGAACCACCAGTAACGCTTGTGACCGTTCCGGTGTTTGAGGTGTAACCGCTTGGGTTGGAAGCCGGATATGCACCAAGATTTGTGAGTGCGGTTGCAGCATCAGCTGCCCCCGTTCCCCCATTGGCTACGGCAAGCGTTCCTGCAAGGGTGATCGTGCCGCTGGTAGTGACTGGACCGCCAGACGTTGTGAGGCCGGTAGAACCGCCAGATACGTCAATGCTTGTAACGGTTCCGGTGTTGTCCGTCTTATTATTAAATGTGTTCCAGTCGGTGCTGGACAGGTATCCATCCGTTGTGCTGCCAGCTTGACTGATACTGACCGTTGGAGTCGTGCCGCCTGTCGATGCAATCGGAGCAGTTGCTCCCACGCTTGTGACTGGCGCGGTGCCGCTCGATGCCGCTGTCAGCCGACCCTTGGAATCAACGGTGACGCTGGCGTTTGTGTAAGAACCGGGAGTGACTGTGGTGTTTGCCAGCGTCAATGCGGTCGCTACATCTGAGGCGCCGCTGACCGAATTTGTTCCAGTCGCATCGCCGGTGAACGATAACGTCCTTGCAGTTGACCATTGGTCCGCTGTTGCCGCATTGCCGGAGATCGAGATTCCCCATGTTCCAGAGGCATTTGTGCCGGTTGTGCTTGGCGCACCAACATCGGTATAGTCAAGAACCACCGTCCCGGTATAACCATTAACGGACGTAACCGCGTCAGTATTGTCGATCTTCTGCCAGACCGAGCCGTTGAAGATGGCCCAATCGCCAATCTGCCAGTCGGTGATTCCGTCAAGGTTTGTCGATCCGGCGACGCTCACTACATAGTAGTAACCCTGCGTTCCAGTCGATGATGTCAGGGTTGGCGTATTAGTGGAAGCGTCCCATGTTCCCTGATATTTGACAGCCCCAAGAACCGCAGCAGGCAGTTGCGAGGTCGGAACAGTTCCAGACCCATCAAGCTCTGCAACCCCGTTTGCCACTCCAGCATCCCGAGTTGCTGCCGTTCCTAGACCAAGACTTGTTCTGCCAGTCGCGGCGTCTAAACCAGTTGCGCCGCCATCCCATTTCAAACGATCAGAATACGCGGTGTCCCAATTCGCCTGACTTGCCGTGGTTGGGATGGAATAGCCAGTTTCCAGCCCAACATCCAGCGTCCCAGAGGTGGTAATCGGAGAACCGGAAACCGTCAATCCTGTCGGGGTGGTCATTGCCACCGAGGTCACGGTGCCAAGCGGATTGACTGCCCATTCAAATCCTGCGCCGCTCGACCACTTTAGATAAGTGTCATCGACGGTCGGAGCATCGACAAACGTAGTCGCTCCAGCACCGGATTGCACCAAAATCTGATCCGCAGCACCGCCAGCGATATTAGTTGCTTGAGGCGCAGCAGCAATCTTTTGCCACCGCGCATTTGCCGCACTCCACACCAGCAAATCATTGTTTGCAGGGGAGATGGCATAAACGTCTGAAAGCTCCAGAAGTTTCGGGTAAAAACTGACACGCACAAACAGCGATCCGCTACCCCCTGCGCCAGCATTGGTTACAGCAGCAACCACCACAACTTCAGCAGGAGAAGTCGGTCTAACCTTGGTCATCCCGCCAACAACGGACGGGTTGTAATACAGAATGTCTCCGTCAACCCAAGTTTCACCGACGCTGGAACCCGTGGTATTGATCCCACGAACCAGCCCGAAATTCGTGACGTACCCGAAGTCATTCTCAGGAATGTCCATTGTGGCTACGCCCATTACGCGCAGACCCTCGGCCAAACCTGCTACTGCTGGTGCGCCGGTAATGACACCGCTTGCCCCAACAGCACCGGTGAACATCACCAACTGACCATCGGTGATTGCAGCAGACGCTTTGATTCGATAATAACTTGCAAGACCGACTTGCTGAATGACAGCGTCATAACCCATCCCAATGTCGAGGGTTCCGTCAGCGGCATTCCACGCTATCTGACCGGGGCCGACAGCAACGCCTGCCGCCTGATCAAAGTCAACCGAACCAATGTTGGTCAGATCGGAGGTGTACTCTGGCAACGTAGCGCCAGCAACAAGTACCTGCCCCGGCGTTCCAATTGAAAGAAATTCCGTCGTGTTTGGCGCGCTTTGATACGGCAGATCACCAGCGACACCGCCACTCAACGCAGATGCCGCTCCAGTCGAAGTGATTGGCCCCACCAATTGTGTGGTGCCATCGGTATATGTGATCAGCAGGTAATAACCTTCTACCCCCGGCTGATAGGCGACGGATTCAATTCCTCGCCCAGATTTTCCCTGATCGACTTCAACAACAATCGTTTGCGGTGGGTCGATAGAAACTTCGATGGTGTTCTCATTGATAACAGTAACGTCCATGATTACACCTTCACAATGCCGTCAGATCGAACCAAGAAGAAAAGGAAAATAATAAAATCTTGTGGCGGGTCATCATTGATTGCGGGATATTCGACTTTCAATCGCCCCGAAAACGCCACCGGATTATTGATGTCGATTGCGAGTTCAGGATCGCTATTGATCAAGTCCCACGTTGAGTCATCAATGACCAGCGTAAATGATCCATTGGTCGGATTGAGATTTTCAATGACCAGATTGATTGGCGTCGGGGTTGGATCATAGTCACCAACGTCGAAGGTCAACCCGTTGCGGGTATCAACCAAATTGGTGACGGTGCGGCGCACAATGGATGCGCCAACGGTTGCGCCCGTCAGATCAACGATGGTGCCGGATGACTTGAGTTGCAGGTTCCAAAAGGTTTTTTGGTCCCAGACTAACTCACCGGACAAGAGCGCATTGTCAAACCCGCTGACCTGCGTGATGACGTTCTTAGAGAAAACAGGCATGATTTCCCCTTTCTAGGGTGGCCGCATCTACTGACGCAGCGTGGTTACATTTTACGGAGTCTTTTTAAGGTCCGCAATCTCTGTTTGCAGCGCATCAACCTTGGCGCTCAACTCTTGGATTGCCTTGGTCAGAATGGCGACATAAGATGGGTAATGGATCGTATCAAACCCAGTTTCCTCGCCAACCTGCCAGTCAGGTTCGTGATACACCAGCGAGGTGTCCCGAACGCCAAGAGCAGCGACTTCATCGGCAATGAAGCCATACCCTACTTGCTGCTTTGGATCAGCCTTGAGCTTGTATTTCTTTGGCTGAAGTTGATTGACAAACGCCAGCCCAAGGTCCGAATCCTCGATGTCCTGCTTGAGCCTGCGATCCGACGGGCTGGTGGTTTGGATCGTCCATGTGACCGTGCTGCCGGAAGCAGAAGTTCCGACATACGCGCCAGCAATCCCGGTAGAGGTGCTACCAAGCAAATTGATTTGATTGGATGAGGTAACGGTAGCGGTTCCAGAATTTGTCGGCGTTGATTGAAGCGTATGCGCCCAAGTCCCGTCGTCCTTCATAAACGCGCCGACGCCAGCGGGAACTCCATAGATATAAGATGTTCCCCATTGAAATCTCCCAAAACAAGCAAAAGCATTTTGCGTTGGTGACCCAAGGCGCGGATAAGCAACCAGCGCAACGCCTCCGGTCAAGCTACAGGTAAAGTAACCACCAATTTCCCCGCCTTGTCCAAATACACCTACGCCTCTAGTATCTCTTGGAGCGTTTCCAATCACGCCAATATCAAGTGCTGATCCTCCTACTGCTGTATTGGCATACCCATACAAACCATTACGAATAACGGCCGCTGTTGATGCATTTGTTGTTGCATACGCAAATACCGAATAGTCAACATCATATTCTGTAGAATTATAAGAAATTTTTGCTGTTGCCGGATTATTTCCAGCAAAATACGCGTCCCCGGCGGTATTGATGTCACCAGCAAATGTTGCATTTCCTGCCGTATCAATGGTGAATTTTGCAGTGCCGCTTTGCGCTCCAACGATACCGTTTTGAGTAATTGCAACCCCTGATCCAGAAGTCAAGACCCCTGACGCATCCCAAGCAATAGTCCCTGCCTTGATACCCCCAGAATCGTCTGGGGTAATAGTTCCGGTCAAAATGTTTGCGCTGGTTTTACTCAGCTTATCGTCTATGTCAATTCCAAGAACATCAATCTCGCCTTGTAGCGTTACAATTGCACCGGATACGTCTAGCGGACTCCAGTTAAACACAGAGCTTGTGGTTGACCTTGCAGATTGACCAACCTCGTTACCGACGATCCACGCGAAATAGTAACTGCCGACGGGAAGAGATATTTTTGTCCAGCCATAGATCGCGCCATTCTGAGCGGCAACTCCCTGCGGGGCAGATGCTTGCCGTAAAACCTTCCAGTCATACGCCGCTGGCGTTGCGCTGGTGGTGTAGTACAAGGTTGCCCATGTAACCCGACCAGTTGCAGGCAGCGTTACTTGAACGTCGAAAGTCGGGGGGTTCTCATTAGGACGGGACGCGGCAATTGTCGGTGCGCCTAAAGGAGAAAAGTATTCGGGAGAAGGAATATCGGAATTTGCAACAGGGACGTATTCGGTAATGCTTGAATCGTCATAGACCGCTGCGCTGTATTCATTCAGTTCTAAGCGAGCGCCAAGCGATCCATCCGGCAAAGACGCTTCGTTGACTTTGATGACGCGGAATAATTTGTTCGTCCAGCCATAGTCAGCATTTGTAACGCTGACAACTGTTCCAGCGTCAACTTGGATGCCGTAATACGTCGTATTAAAGCTAACAATCAAATCTTCTCTAGCTTGCTCCAAGACTCGATTAGCAAGGTATTGCGCTCTGACTGAATCGTTAATCAAGTCATAAGTAATGCTTGATTTGTTGACCGGCTCATTGGGATACAGCAATCCTGACGGGGTTGAAAGATTGACAAAGTTTGGATGATCTCGATTGTCTTTGTCGGGAAACTTTGCCTCGACTTGATTAACTGATTGCGTGATGTCCGTTGCTGAAACCCGAATCTCACCAATGATGTTGTCATCATCAAAGGCATAGGCAGCAGTCTCGGCTTTATTGACAACAACCGACCATTGCCCAAGTGCTGCGTTGTATGCGAGCCAGCTATCGCAGCAGGACATGATCCGATCAAGATTGCTCAGTACCGTTTGCCCTGCATCTAAGACTCCATTGAAGCGATAGCGCGGTTGCGTTGCTGGAGTGCCAACGTAATTGTCAAACGTAATGACTTCATCCGCGTATGCATTCAATAGTGTCCGCGCAGCAGAATCCACAAATGCTGTATCAACCGCTCCACCGTATTGCGGATTGGTGATGTAGTCATACCAAACATCCCCCGGTTTTGCGACGCCAGTTCCATTCAAATAGTGGCTTGCATGGAACGTGATTGGGGACAGGCTTGATGTTCCTTTGCCTTGGTTGTATGTCAGACGCACAATGGCAAACGCCAGTCCATTCATCCTGCGTCCGGTTGAGGGCCAGCGAAGATCAGCAGTAATGTCGCTGCCGCCCATTACATCCCACGGATAAGATGTGGTGTTAAGACGCGAGATTATTCCATTTTGATCTGCGGTGTAGAGGTAAATCTCAAGCGGCTGATTGACCGTGTTGTCACGGATATTGGTGTCGATGTTTCCAGCCTCGTCTGACAGTGCTTTAACGGCAACTCCATAATTTAAATATTTCAGAATAAATCTTGCCCCGGTTCCTGCTCCACCAGTCACAGACACAGGGTTGTCAGGGTTTTCTGTATACGATCCTACGGTCGAAATCTGGACAGAGACAATCTGCCCTCCTGATACTTCTGTGACCGTCAGTTGTGCTGCTGTCGTTGCCGTTCCACCGCTAACAGTTAGGACGTTTCCAACCACATACCCAGATCCACCGTTTGATACGGTGGCACCAATAACGTAGCCAGACCCAGAGAACGTCACTAATCGTTCCCCATAGTAGAACTTACTCTGATCAAATGAGAACAGTCCATTGGAGCTGATTGAAGAGACAGCCAAGACGTAGTACATCACCTTCTGATCTTCGCTCAGAACAGCATCGACAAACGTGCCGCCGAGATACGCATCTCCATATACAACGGGGATGGCGTTGACGCTTGATGGTGGGACTTGCTCACGCACCCCCATGTCTTGCGGTTTATCACCTTTGGGGGCAAACACCCGCGTAATAATTGAGGAAACGGCAAAGTTGATGGCGAACGCCGCAATCGTTAATGCAGTTGATGCAGCAACCGCAGAAAGTGTGACGCCAGCAAGTTGTGCAACGATGAGGGTTCCGACCATGTTTTACTCTCTTACAAACGCACATCCGATTGGTTCGTAACCGCGCTTCTGATATCCGATTTGCGGCCCACTTGCAGAACTGCTTGTTACAACAAAGTCCACTTTGCCACTTGTTAGCATCTCACCGGCTATATCATCAAAGGTTTTCCACAATCTGCCGCCGACCGTTCCGCTTCTGTGATCAGGTTCAACCCACCACAGAAGTTCGTGAAGCTCTCGCACCGTTGGCGACCACACATTACGCTGGCGAACCGCAATCAATGCACCGCGCATATAGTTGTCGATCAGGATGAACCCTCGCCCAACGATGATCCCAAGCAGCAATTCTTCCACGTACTTGGGATCATGATTCTCTTGCTTTCTAAGAGTCTTAATTGGATTCTCAAAAGCATAAGCCTCCACGATCTCAAGCAGTCTTGGAATATCGTATCTTGTCGCTTGTCTGATCATTAGGGAGCGCCACCAATATCGACTTCCTGCGTTGCATCAGATGATTGCGTCTGTTTTTTGGGTGGTCTGCCAAAGTCAAAGTAGGTGTTAGCAATTGTGTTCACGCGATCCATGCTGGTATCTCCAGCATAGAAAACTTGCCAGCTACTAGGATTGGTTTTGATGCCTGACAGACGGTTCTCCAAAACTCGACGCATTGAAGAGCAAGAGATCGAGCAAGTTGCTATTCGTGTCCGCATCTGAGTGTTGAAGTTCTCAGAAATAGACACGCTGTTGATGATCCCCTGATAACGCTTAAAGAACTGCTGCGACGGAGAAGTGATAATTTGATTATCAGAGTCAAGAAACCCGCGCCACACTTCGACTAGCGACCCCTTGATGTCGTTTCCAAGGATGATTGAAATATTTGCTGAATCAATCCCTGTTAGCGAGATCGTCATGTCATCGCTAGTGGATCGCATATCTCGCTGGACATCTCCAACCGTAAGCAATGCGCCAAGATTTGAAAATGTGATCCCATCAACCGTGACCGGACTAGCTGCGTTGCAGAAGGTATAAACGTCCTCTGTCAGTCCAACCGTTAGACGGACGAACTCAGCATGGCGAATCTGCGGATTGCTGACTGCTGCTATCGTGGTCATGTGATGTACTCTCTAAAAACAAACGCTCCGTCCCAATTGACGAATGCGCCATTGGTCATTGGGGTCAGCGTATAGATTGGACAGCTTTCTGCAACTACTGTGAATGTACAGTCATTTCCAACGTCAACCGTAGCGCCCGAAGTTGGACTTCCTATCAATGGTCGATGAATTGGAACATTGACCGTTCCTGTATCACGCAGAACGTCTGCCGTCACTTTGTAAGTAAATCCAGCAATCATGCAGAAATCACCAGCGCGGAATGCATAACCAGTTCCGCTTCCAACATTCATCGACAAAGTTTGAGTGTTTGGTGTCGGGGTTGACGCCAACGTAAATGATGGAGACAAAACATCGCCTTGATATTCGGTAAACCACGCAAGGTTTGAGCTATCAAAGATGATCGTTTCCGGTAGCTGCCGATCCTTGTTGTCAATCGTCTGAATGATCTCCCGAGCGTCGGGGTAGTAAAGATAATTGTGCGGCACTACCGTAAAGACCCACGGCACAGAGGTCAGATACTGCGCCACGGTGATGTAGCCGGATCGCGCAACCTGCTGACCAACCATGCGACGGTTGTTCACCGTCATGGACTGCTGTATCTCAAAAATTGTTTGAAATGACATTACGCTCTCCCGCCATTAGTAGCGAGGCTTTTGTTCGCATAGGCATTTGCTGCCCAGATTGCATTTGCACTACCAAGCAATCGCTCCTCAAAGCTCTTAACGTCAATTGCCTGAATATTGTAGTTGGTCACGTTGGTTGTCGTTCCCATGCCGCCTAACTTGTTGTTTGGAACTACCGTTCCAGCAGAGCTAGGCATAAATAACTCAGGCCCACGCTCCCCAACAAGATAAGGAGTGTTTGCGGAGGCTGGCCCACCTTCTGCAAGCGGTGCCATGCCTGACATCAGAGCAATGGACTCTGGGCTTGCAAATGAAAAAAGATTTCTTGCTGTTCTGAACAATGCATTCGCTTGCGCGGTCATCTGAATCCGAATCAAATCTTGGATGATGCTGCGAGCAAAGTCCTTGAACGATAGCTTTCCTGTCTGCACAAAGTTAGAGATTGCGCGACTCATGTTGTCGGTGATGGAAGAGAAAGCAGACTCCGCAACCTTTCCGTAGTTCTCAGCACCTCTTGCAAACTCCCGCCACGCCTTTTCCCAACCATCGGTGAAGTTCTTGATCTCTTGTTCGTTTAAGCGAATACGTTCAAGGGAAAGCTCTCCCTGCCGGATAATGGACTTTTCCGCTATCTCCAACCGCTCGTATTCAAGTTGCCGCTCTTCCGGTGCCATTGCCGACGCAAAGATTCGTTGCCTTTCTTGTTCAATGAGCGTTAAACGTCCTTGAATGTTTAGCAACTCTTTTGCTCGTTCAATCTCTGACTCGCTCATGTTGCGGCTATCAAGCTCAATCAAAAACCCGCTTTCAATTAGCTTGTTTCTTTCTTCGATGAATTGATTCTCTTGTTTGAATCCAGCAAGAGCAGAATCTCTTTGAGCTTTAATTAAAGTGTTTCGTTGATTTCTTTCCTCAAGTGCTTTTTGAGCATCAACCTCGTACTTGGCGTTTATTTGCGCTTGTAACTCTAAAGATTTAGATTCTTTATTTAATTGTTGATCTCTGTCATAAATTGCTTTTCTTATATCTTCTTGGTACTTTAATTGACTTTCTGCTAATTTCAATTCATTTTGAGAACCGTCTAAATATTGCAATTGCAATTTATTTCGATCTCTAGCAAATTCCATTAAATCTTTTTGATAAATTATTTGCAATCGCATTGCTTTTACTGCAAAACTTTCATCAACACCATTGCCGCCACCACCGCCTGTTTGTCCTTGTAGCGGGGGTCCAGTAATGATCCCAGAGAAAGATGCTCCTTCACCTTTGTCGCTTTCCAGTGCCCTTAGTGTCGCAATATATGCGCCGATTGCTGCAATGCCAGTAACCGCACCTTTAATTCCGCTTGCGCCAGAGATTGCAACACTCAGCGCAACACCCTCTTTCAATGCGACATTAAGTGCCTTGAATGCGGCAACCAGTCGGAAGATGCCGTTGACAACCAACGCAGACCCAAGCGCAACCATTGCTGCCTTGAACTGTTCGACAGAAATAATTCCCTTCGTTGTGAACGGGGCAAATAGATCAGCAAACGCAAGCTGAAGGTTTTTGAATGTCAACGCCAGCGCATCGCCCATGTCATCCCACTTTTTTAGAGATGCAGCATGACGTTCAAATTCTGCCGTGGACTTTGAAAGTGTATCGGTAACTTCTTGCAGGTTCTTTCCAAGACCTGCTTTCCCAAGAAGTTCGCGGATCGCTTTGACTCGCTCAAACGTATTCCCAATATTGTTCAAGCCTTCATAGACACGCTTCAAAAGCTGATCCGGCGTTGATTCTTTTAGTTCTTTGAATGAGATTCCTAGTTCTTCAAATTGCGCGATAACAGCATCGTTGCCTTCCTGCGCGGAAGAAATGCGGGTAAACAGCGTTCCAAGAATCGTGTTTGCATCCTCTGCCTTTCCTCCAGCAAGCATGATTGCTTTTTGAAACTGAAGGACGCGACCAACGCTCAGGTCATAGGCATCTGCAAGATCAT